CGTTGATGTATTAGCCAAAATCATTTCGCCCATTTCGTAAAAATACGGCCCAAAAGTCCAGCGAAATGACCCAGAGACAGCAGGAACAGTGGTTACATTTACGGGGTCAAGCTCAAAAGTAAACTCAAGGATTACCTGCTCGCCGATGTTTAGCTGGTTAGGATTAACTGTGTTATCTCCCAACCCTGCATTTATTATGCTGTAATAAAATTGGTAATTGTACAGATTGCCTGGGCTTGCTTCTGTCATCTCAAACAGCTGATAGTTGCCAGATGGGCCACTGCCACCACCGCCGCCGCCTGTGTAGGATATGACTCCGTTAGTTATATCAATGTCTGTTCCAGCTACTACATTAACTGGGTTTGTGCTGCCATCCCAAGACACAACTACATTGTCACCAGAAGTACCTATATAACTAATAACGCCGCCACTTATATCAATGTCTGTGCCAGCTACGACGCTAACAGGGTTTGTAGAATTATCCCACGCTACGACAACTTGATCTTGCAAATTTCCAACAGAGCCACCAATTGAACATACGTTTAAATTAAGATCGTGTACGAGAATATTGTCAGAGCTATCAACATTAGCTATATAAATTTCTATATAATCATTTGTAGAAAGGCTAACAAGCGCGTTTACACTGCCATTTTGTAAACCAGGAGTTGTGCTGCCTGTAAATGAAGTTTGCTCAGACTTAGAAATTGCAACGCCATTTTTATATAATACAACGGAAATATTTGAAGTCGCTAAATTTAACGTAGTTGTAAGCGAGAGATTTAATGAAAAATGTTTTGTTTCAGCACCAATATAAGTTAACAACCCTGATCCATTTGTAAAATTCAATAAATCACCTGGGTTATATACAGCATCAATTTTTACAAACACGCCAGGCGCTGGGATTGCAGTTTCAATTGTATTGCCTTGAAAGAAGATTTCTCCGTAAGACGTACTGTCAATTGGTAAATCGTCAAAATACGCTAGTTCTTTGTAATCTGGTGCTCCAGGAAACCCGCTATTTACGCGAAAACGATTTGAGCTTTGAGACCATGCTACCAAACCGTTTTCTGGGAGTGGGATAGAATCAAAATTAACTGTTGTCATTCTTGGCATCAAGAACCCTTCTGTCGTAGAGTTCAATGTCATTGTTTCAAATGTAGGTGATGCAGTTATATCGATATTTTGAATCGTATTAATTTGTGTTGCCGTGAACTGAAGGTTTGTTGTATTAATATCAGCTGATAATGTATTGGTATTTTCATCAAATGTTACACCATTGCCATAATTAATATTGTTGTCAATAATTTGATCGATAAAATCTTGGAAAGCAATAGCAACACTTACTCCAGATTGAGCCAAACATATTAGTTCTGTTCCAATAAGGGGTAATGTAGCAACTGGCATTTGTGAAAATTTTTGATTAGCCATTTTTATATACTCCTAGTATATTTAAGGTGATTGTTCAAGAATCATAAAATCAGAATTTTCTGTAAGCATCCGATCTCCAGATTCAAGCAAAATGTCAAATGTTTCAATTGGCGGAGGAATTGGACCACCAAAATCATAAACTCTTTGAAACAAATTAGAGCCAAAAGGCTCATGATATGCAGACCAAAGATAATCCATAATCAGATACCACTATTGTCATAGAAATTAACATTTACGTAAGCGTCAGCACCTTTAGACACAAATCTAATTATATCACCTGGATTCACCCAGAATGCTGTAGGGCTAAGCATATTTGATGAAGAAATGAATGCTCCAACAGGCGCTACAATTGGATCCGTACCATTTGCAACAAAAACACTTGCTCCAGGCGTATATCTTACAATAGCTACTGTAACACCAGCAGGGACTGTAAGTGTTTGCTCAATGTCTTCTGTCAACAAAGCATCAAAACCTTTATCGGTAAAATTAGGGCCCCAAATAGGAACGCTGTTGTTTGATTTCGCAATGTTTAACTTATGCGTTTTTTGGTTATTCATAACTTTTTCCTTAGTTCTTCATGATATAATTGCAGTAAATATTTAAAGGCCTTGTTTCTGTAGATGCTCTACCTGCTGGGCCTCCGTTAAGTCCAACAGTGTCTATTATGCCAGTAGAAGTCATTGTTCTTAAATTTTCGTTTCCTGCTGTTGCAGTAACATTAGCTACACCAGTTCCCAAGAATACAGAGGCATATGGAATATGTTGATGGTCTTGTAGTGCATCTAATTGAACAGAGCCTACAATGTCTCCAACAACATCAAATCCAGTTGGATCAGTTCTAGATGCAGAATCAGGATCATTTCCAGCACCCATATCGGTACCGCGAGAAAAGTACCCTCTTCTATCAGGAACTACCATTTGTGTTGTTCCTTGGGCAGCTAATTTGTTGCTTACGGTTTCAGCTGTATCCCCAGATGAAATATTAATAGGTGCGACAAGTGATGAATTAAATCCAGGTGGAGTTGCTCCTAATCCATCTTTTCTAAACCAATATACTGTGCTTCTCCCGCTTGGGGCAAATAATTCAAAATAAGTTCCCGCAGTTATAGATGATGCTGGAAGGCATATAACTTGAATTATGGCTCTCACTCCAGGAGATCCAGGGTTAATAACATTTATTGTGAATCCAGAAGAATGTGGGTTAGGAGGATTAACAACGCCACCCAACCAGGCAGTATATTGTATTTCATTTAAAACAGAAGAATCAAGATAGAAGCTATCAGTTCCTCTACCACCAACATTCCCAATTACATTCCACAACCTAACAGCTTGTTGTTGAACTAGCGAATTATTAACAGATGAACCAACCAAATCATAAGTCGTGCCGTCCATCATATAAAACCCGTCGGGCGCTGTATCTGTCCACCATTCAAGGCTAGACCCAGTAGGAATTGCAGCCTTCCAACCTAAAGAAGCAATTGGCTGACCGCCATCAGCAGAAGAAGTATCCGTTCTTTCTGAAATAGTAAGAACATTTCCAACGTCATCATCATCTGTATCTGTAATTTCCATGCTAGCAGCAAGTGTTTTAGATATAGCTTGATAATCACTTGTCACTGGATATGTTAATTCTGTTTCAAAATCTCCAAGAATCATTAACATATTTGTCATAGAAAAGTCATAAGATACAGCTGTATCAATACGCCAAACTAGCCTAAATTCGTCATCATCATTTGGGCCAAAAACTTTTCCATCATCGTCATTAACAGTGAATATAATTTTATACTTGTTCCATACATTGGGAACAATGGTAACGGTCCCAATGAATTCTTCTATTTCAGGTGATCCACCGGTCCCATAATTTTTTTGATAAAAAAGATTTAAATTTAACGAGATTCCGTTGTTTGTCAGAGCCTCAAATTGCAATGTAAATGTATCATTTGAAAAGCAATTTACCCTGTTATAGATCTTCCTAATATCTTTTATTGATTCAGCCGGGTTAGGGTTTGTACCAAACATTCGAAGAGAATATCTTGGGCCTGATTCTGGTTGTTCTAAATCTTCTGTAAATCTTTCAAAAACAATATTATTAGTTGACGTAAATCCATTGCTTAATACGGCTAACCATCCAGCCCAAGCAACATTAGTTGTGTTATTTATAAGTAATCCATTCTCGCCAACAGGGTACAATCTTTGCATTAAAAATTGCCCGTTTTCAATATAATTTTCAATATCGTTAATATCTGAAAATGATACTTCTGTATCTATCTGTTGCGGCCAACCTTCTCTAGTAAATTGCAAAACACCTTGGCTATCTTTCACTTCGATATAATAGAGGTCCTGTGTTCCATCTTCATTAAAAGGAAAATAATAAGGTTTTATGTCATTTCCACCGCCATCACTAACAGAACCAACCTGTGTTAATGGTAGAGGATTTGGTAACTCAACAAACTGTGGATCGGCAGGCGTTCCAGAAAGTTTATATACAGGTTTAAGTTCCGTTCTCGAAACGTCCCGATAATATGTAATAGTTCCACCACTCAACGGTAGACCACTATCTTTGTCCCTGTATATTTCCTGTAAACCAGGCTCAATTAAGAATTTAAACTTGTCGTCAATAGCCATTAATTATTCTCCTGGTTATATGAAATAGGTAATCCAACTAAAGCCGATTTCCCAACTTGAGGTAATTTCCTATTTGATTGTTCCAATGACTTTAAATATGCTCTTTTAAAAGCATCAGACATAACTGCCGATTTTCCTGCGCGCCCAGCTCCAATTCCAGCCAACAAAGTAGCAAGTCCAGCAATAGGACCACCAGAAGCAGTTCCAGCACCATATAAAGCCAATGGAATTCCTCCATGAGCTATCCTTGATCCAGTATCAGGAATAAACATTTGATTAAATTCATTTTTACCAATATGTCTTTTTATGCTTAACAAGTCATCAAGCTTCTGTTTGTCAGATTTATTAAATAATGCGCTTCTCTGACGTGGTTGAAGTTTTTCGTATTGATCTATCATTCCTAAAAGATTCTCTTCTCCAGGGCCCATCAAATAATTATGCGCAATTGCATTTTTAACATCTTGAGGTAACTCTCTTGTAACTTCTTCAAGAATTTGAGTTTTTGGCTGTTGACCACTTCTTTTTAAGAAAGTAGAGATGACCTCATCTCCTCTGATATCTTTATCAATAATCTTCCCTAAAGGAGATTTTTTCTTTTCAAATGGCAATATATTTTGTTTATAAAACTCTTTAGCATCAGACCATTTTTTAGCTATTTCTGGAGTTCCAGCATCTTTAATTGTTAAGTCAATATCTTTTAAATTTGCTTCTTTAAGTTTGCTAAAATATCTATTTTCTCTTCTACCCTCAGCATCACCTCTGATTGCTTTTGCTCTAGCATCGCCTATGTATTCGTTTATAAGCTCGTCTTGTGTCATAGCATCAGATAAACCCATATTGCCTTTTTCTACTTGAGCTATAAAATCCTGTACTGTGCTAGGAACCTTAATCTTTCCACCAGGAAGTTTTTGCACTTTCATAAGTTCACTTTGAATATCTTTTGCAGTAGAAAATAAATTTGTGTTTTTATGTATATCTCCAGGAGAAACAGCATTTAATTCATTACTAACATCCTGATATAGGTTTTTAAGAAGATCTTTATTATTTTTATATTTATTGCTAGCAAACTCTTTAGTTAAATCACCAGCATGGACATTTTCAGGATTTAATTTAACTTTCAAATCCATTAAATTCTTTTGAAGACCAGAAACAAGATCGCTGTATGCTTGAGACATACCACTTCCAGGTATATTTTTTAATATGCTCTTTTGTAATTTAGCAGCGCCACTAGAGCCTATAGTTTCAGCTAATGGCATATTTATACCTAACCTATCTGCGGTCTCCATAACTTTTTTAACTTGTTCCTTCGTCTTAGTTCCACCAAGTATTTTACCTTTGAGGTCCTTAGCTTTTAGAGCAGCACCTAATAATGGTTCAGCAACAGCACCACCAAGCCCAAAAATAGCACCAGTCTGCATTGCGTCAGCTAAATCTTCACCTTGTGCATAAACTGGCGCTATAGCTGCTCCTAATGTAGTCCCTTTAGCCATTCTACCTAGAACGCTAGATATAGATTTTGCGGCTGCAGGAAGCTCTGATATTGCGCCTTCTATCATTTTCAATTTGCCGCCTGGAAGAGCCATCATTGGTGCAGTTTCTCCAACAATTTCTCCTGCTGTAGTCGCGTATGGGTGCTTGCTCAAAAGCGATTGAACTTGCTGAGGAAGATTAACAACAGGCGCTTTACCAGCAAAGTGTGATCCAGTTAATAAATCAGCTAACTTGGCTTCATATTCACCCATTCCTCTACCAACATCTAGAAGCCCTTTTAACCCACCAGCAGAAGCAGCACCAATCATCTCAGCACCAGTCTTTGCTGCACCTAACTCTTTTCCAAGAGATGCCATTAGATAATCTTTCATAGCCTGAGTAACGCCGCCCTGCCCTTGCGTCTGCTGTGGAAAACTTTGATTTATTGCTCCGATAGGAGGGGAGGGGGGTTGAATACCTCTTCTTTGTAGTTCAGCAATAGCCTGTTCACGTGTAATACCAGATTGATTCGTTGGAGGGCTGATACCTCTACGTGCTAATTCCGCTCTTGCTTGTTCTTGAGTAATAGGCATTATCTATACCCCGCTATACGCATTAAATCTTCATTACTTGCGGATGATAAATCAACATTTTGAGCACTTTGTGTTCCACGTGGAACATCTGATCTTCCTATCTCTTTCATTTCTTTCTCTATGAATTTTTCATGCCGCCTTTGACTGATTGGATATCCTTCATAGAGAGCTTTTAAGTTAAAATTATGAACATCTTTTAAAGCATTTAAGTTTTTCTTAATTTGAGGATAAGAAATAATTTTAGATGTTCTTGGGTCAACAATGTCCCTCCACTCTTCAAGGGTAGATGCCGCTGTAGACTTCGTCATACCCGCAGCGACCTCGCCAGCAGTAGCCATAATCTTCTTCTCAAGTGCGTTATATTCTAAAGCTGCCTCATCATCAGAAAGCCCTCTTGAAGCCGCATACGCCCTCATAGCGCCTTTTAAAGAGCCTGTTGGCCCAAAGAATGGAGATAGCTTCTCAAAAGACTTGTCTAAATCTTCAATCATTAGTGATGCTGACGAAGAACGTGTCATTTGGTTTTTAAGGTCAGCAGGGATATTTTTTTGTTCCTGCCTGTATAACATTTCATCCTTAATGTTATCTCTCACCATATCTTCTGGTGCAGCCATTTTCTGCTCTACATATTGATCTGTATCATCAAACAAATCCTGGCTAACTCTTCCTCGAGCTCTGTTATATTGAGACTCAAATTGAGGGTCTTTTAATAGATCAGGGTTATTAGTTCCTAACTCAATTATTTTATTGTCCTGTGCTCGTTGTTTAAATTCTACGCCTAGTGTTGCTTGCTCCATTGCTCGCTGGAACTCAGGAGTGCCTGGAACTCTACCAGTAGCCATTATATTTTGAGCAAGAGCAGTGGGTTTTGCTTGAGCTGGTTGAAGCATTCCAATAGCACCCCTAATATCACCAGTTTGTACAAGTAAATTCGCCAATTGGGAAGTCATTTCTTGCTGAGGTAATCCTGCTTGAGTAATTTCACCAAAACGCTGTTTCATTGCGTCTTGTTGTTTTAGCTTTTCTTCCATGGCACGCTGTAGTTGTTCTTGTTGACGCATTTGCTGCCTAGATTGTTGTATTTGCAATCCTTGTTTGTATCCAGACATACCACCTTGCAAAAGACGAGACAATGCTTCTCCAACACCGGATGGAACTACTTGAAATTGTTGTACAGGTATAGGCATCTTATTATCTCCTTTACAAAAATGCTGCCGTAATTCCAGCGGCACCAAGACTTCCTAGTAAATTCATAAGTCCTTGCTGTTGGCCTTGAACTCCAGAGTAAGCAAGATTGCCTTGAGACATTAATGCGTTAGCAAGATTTTGTGCTAAGTCAGTAGAAGCCTGAAAGCCTTGTTGTTGAAGTCCTCCTTCACCGCTTACACCAGCTCCATACAAGCCCATAGCGCGATTCATATAGTCACCGTAGTCTTGTGCAGCCATGCCACTAATTTTCTGCGCTAGAGCCTCTTGAACAGAAGGAGCCCCAGCTTCACCACCAGCAGCCGCAGCTCTCATAGCAGCCTGAGTTGCTGCGTCTACACTATGCTGAAACCCTGGAGATTCTTTATATCCAGCTCCTAACTGACTCATAAGAGCCGATGGGTCTTGCATCATTCTTCTTAACTGTTCTAAATATTCAGGACCTATTTCTTGTCCTTGTTGAATATAAGGATCGTATGCTTTATGCAATTCAGGTGTAATCTGAGAATAATATGGAGAAGCTGCTTTCTCAGCAGTATCGCCAAAACCTAAAGCTCCTGTAATTGAATCAAACAATCCCATAAAAACTCCTATAATGTTTGTATTTCTTTAAATGTACCATCGTTATTAACCATGGCTTTCTCGGTATCTATATTCCAGATAATTCTGCTCTTATTGTCGTTTGTGCTCAACGTAGCTATATTTGCAGCGCTTTGTGATGGCAAAACATATCCTTCATCTGAAAGGTTTTGAGATAACTGCGTAATAAGATTTGAAAAAAAACTAGCCCAAACCTCTGTAATCATTCCATTGTCATCTACGATTTTTCTATCGTTTGGAATATTTGGAATAATCATTTGTATATCTCCATAGATCCACCTGTGACAACAAACCTTCCCTTTGACCAGAACCTAAATTGCAAAGTAATATTTATAGCTCTTCCTAAACCATTCCAGTCAACCTTGCCTTGCCTATACCCGGTTGGAGAAACATCTTGAGAAACAACATTTCCAAAACTATTCCCGCTATTTTTCGCAACACTAAGGTCAACTTTTGTTATCCCTGAATTCTGACCTTGCTCCATTTGAATATTTACATGATTTATAATGAAAGGTTCGTCATCTTCGAACTTTACTGGTCCTAACACTCTTATTCTCGGAATCTCTTCTCCATCATATGTTGTGATATCGCTGCTCATCTCGTAGAGAGCTGAATCATTAAAGCTTATGAAATAAGTTTTACCGTTAAAGAAAACAATATCTTTTGCTATATGATGATTTAACTTTTCATCTGTAGCCCTATGCCATTCTCCAGATGTGAAATCATAAACAATTGTAAAATTGTCTTTATTAAATGTAATCTGATAAAAAATATGGCCGTCTTGTTGGTATATAAATCCATAAGAAGACTCAGGGTAGGATACTGTATTCAATACATAATCAAGACCTTCAGGGGATAACTCTATTGGTGGGCCACCTTCAGTAAATACAATAACGTTTTGAGATTTTTCATTTTTACCAAGCCAAACTAGCTTATTAAACCCCTTCGCAATTGAACTTGTACTTACAGCACCGTAATCTATAGAAACAGAGTTATCTCTCACGTAAGGAAACAACTGGTTACCTTGGTCATACCAAACTTCGCTAGCCTTTGTTCCAATGATCCAAAGCTGTCTATTTAATACAACAGCTGCCTTCAATGTATCAGCTTTTGTTTGAAGCTGACGAAAATCTAAGGCTGGCCAAATTAAAGAATTACTGGATTCAGACAGCCTCCAATTTCCTTCGTTATCTGTAGCTATAGTATAAGTGTCTTGGTAATCCAAAAAAACAGGAACAAAATCTATGGCTGGTTTTGAAAATGTAGAATTAGCATAATCATAAACATAGATTTTGTTGTTGTCTTCTAGAGTGATCTGAGAATTAATGTTATCAGTGATGCTTACATCGCCTTTAGATGTATCTAGCTCACCAACTTGACTAGCAGTTAAAAATGTTGAAACTCTATATACCTTGCTGCCAAATACAACGATTAACGAACCAAGCCTTGTAGAGAAGAATACTCCACGCGCTTCACCTGTTCCAAAATCTAAAACTTTTTTGTAACCAAAATAATCTACTAATGATGGTTTTCCAACATCTTTACCTGAGACAAACATGTTAGTAGTAGATTCGGATGTTATTTGAGGGTATCTAGCAAACTTGCTACCGCCTACAATATCAATTGGAAATTTCTTCATGACAGGAGCACCCATCATGGCGATACCCAACCATTACTTAATTGTGCCTGTACTGGATCTACGCTACTTCCTCCAAATGGATTACTAACATTTACAGACATATCTAAACCTGAAAAGTTGGTAATTTGATCATTCAGATCAGCAAGGCGTTTTCTTACACCATCAGGAACTGTATTTCCATTAAAATCACAAATCCGTTCAGCTAAATTGTATTTAATATATGAAAGGTAAAATCTATCATAAGACAATGACAGATCATCAAATAACCCTACTTCTTGTAATGCAAATTTTCCTGTGATTTCAAACTCGTAACTATCAGCAGGCAAATAATACACATAAATGTTGCTGTATCCGAGCTGACGCTCAGTAAAGAACATAACAGGAAGTGAATCAATATCATTAACGCGGGAATTACCAAAATATCTATCTCTATTTACTTGGTTTAAACTATATCGTACGTCATTTAGCTCAAATGTTAAAGTGTCAACAGAGACAAGATTCTGTATTTGATAAATTTCCTGCCCAGCAACAGCAGTAAAATTGCTTGTGCTGTTATAAGATATGGTAGCCGAGCTAATATTCTTCTCAGATAGAATATCGTTAAGTAACGTTAAACCATCTGCACTTTGTTGCGCACTTACTGTTTCAAAGTTTCTTCCGACAACTCGAGACAGGTAATACGCATCACTTATTAACTCGGCTACATTCATCCAGGTTACTCCAAATTAGCTATTAATTGGGAATGCAACGCGCATAGCATACTCAGGAACAAGTGTATAACCATAGATCATGTCATAGATCCATCCCATTTGACCTTGGTCAAAAATAGAACCATAACTTAATCGCATAGAAACACCTGTATCACTCATTGCAGATGCAGATGGGAAAGGTGTTTTCTCTGGGAGTCTTGGCATAGCACAATACAATGGCTCACCAGTGTAAATAAGCCCACAGACGTGAGATTGAACTGCTTTCGCGGGAATTGGATTAAGATTTGTAATTGTCGTAATGTCAAAGTTTACGTTCTCATTTCCATCACCAGCCGTAGAGTTCAATGCTGGGTAAATATTAACAGTAGCAGTACCAGCAACAGCATCAACTTGAACATCAGTAACACGAACTTGTACGCTTTGGGCACTAGGTGTATGACCAATAAAAGTTAACCATTTAGCGCCTGGGCCACCAGATGTAACGCCAGTAAATAACTTATCTGGGTCAAATGTAATAATGTCATTTTGTAAAAACGCCGCAGTATCAACCGTAATACCAGAAATTACTAATTGATCACCAGCAGCATTAATACCTTCAATGAATAGATCATCTTGGTTATAACCAGCAGTACCTGATTGATGAGTTGGTAATAAGTTTGATGTATAGAAATCAGCATTTAACCAAGAACCTAACTCCCAGCTATTTGCGAATTCATCGTTACGCTTAGAAACAAACTGCTCTAAACCATTATTGATGATTGCTGGAACTTTAACATCTGGGAAAATAACTTTTGCTCTTGTATTAGCGGCACCATAGTTACGCAAATCGGTTAACATCTGTGCAACTTGCTGTACACTATTAATAGCTGTTACGCCGTCACCATATGTACGATATGTGTTTGTTTCTGCAACAGTTGCAATATCCTGACCAACTTGTGTGCCCATTTCGTAAACAAAAGAACGACCAAATCTTTGAGCCCATTCTTGCTGGTGATAAAGAACATGATTATCATCGCTGACAACATAAGAACCATTTTTAGCCTGTGTTACAGACAATGGAAATGAACGTTGTTCAACAGGGGGAAATGATGCAACAAGGCCATTTTGAACTCGAACGCGAGAAGGAAGGTCGAATGTAACAGTAGCGCCATAACTATATGTATTTTCGTTAAAGTGCTCAAATTTTTTGTTAGAAAGCATGTAAAATGGGTCTAAATTCTCCAATAATGGGAGCATAGACTCTTGATACAGTGCAACGTTTTGATAAATATTAGAATCAGCCATTTTAATTCCTCTAAAAATTAATAATTAATTTAAAAGACAATAAAAGCCGATTTGTTTATTCGAAAATCAATTTTACCAAGTAAAATCTTTGCTTCTTAGCATTTCCGAATGACTAGGCCTTTGATTGCCAGTACTAACCGGAGATGATTTCATTTTGGAAGGCACTTGACCTCTGTTGTGCAGTTCTCTAGCTTGCTCATTGTTTTTAACAACGTTAGCAATCTTCTGAACTTTAGCTTTAGCAGCAGCAGATGTGTATGGAGAAGATAACCCATTAACTACCTCAAGGTACGTACTAGGATCTTTTCCAAGCTCATAAAGAACATCAGCAGGGTTGTCTAAGTCCTTTAATGACATAATTAAGCTAGGGTTTTCTAGATTAACGTGGGATAACTTTTGATCAAAATCATCATATTTATCTTTTCCCGATATTACTTTGTGGGAAAAGTTGTTAATAATGTTTTGAGCCTCTTCGTATGCCCTTTGAGCCTCTAATTCTTCCTGAGCTTGCTGAAGAACTCTTTTAACTTCAGCACCAATGTCAAAATCTTGCGCAGATAATTGATGATTGTTTTTAAATTCATGAGATTGATAATTATCTTGAGAATTAACATATCTCTCTCTTTCCTTTAACTTAGCAGCACCAATTAACTTATTAACTTCATCTTGCGAAAAAGATTTCTCAGTTGCGCTTGGTGAAGCTACAGTATTGTCTACCGAAGTAGACGGACTTACATTTTCTTGCGTTTGTTCTCTGCTAGAAACTTCAGCTGTTTCTTGCACTCGAACAGAATTATTTAATTCTTCCATAAATCATCCCTTATTAACTATTAACCCCGTAACGGTAATCCAACGTTTTCCACGTCGTCAGGAACTGAATTAACCTGTTCAGCACAGTATACCGTGATTAAAGCCCACGTTGCTTGTTAAATTTTATAACAGATATATATGATTATGTCAAACCAAATATAGTTACTTTTTTACGCCGCTATTGCCTGTTGGCAAAATTTTAGGCTTCATTTTATTACAAACCTTGCATGCGCCACCAGTTACTTGTAAGTTCTCACTTTTTGGTAAATTTTTAACGCCAAAGCTGTAATTTGCCTTAGGTACTTCTAATTTCTTCATCTTAAGCTCCTTTGTTTAATTTAAGAACATATTACAATCATTTATAATTAGTGTCAACATCTATAGATTCTGATAGCTTATTAAGCATTTCAACTCCATGCCGTTCTCTAGCCATAATCGCATCAGCTTGTTTCATCGCAAGCTCAGCCTGTGTTCTATCAGCCTCATTCTTAGCCTCTTCAGCTCTAAGAATCATTGTTGCTTTAATTTCCATCATTTCTTCTTCGAGTTTTTCGTTAGATTGCCGTAGCTTTTCTACAGCCATCATGAAATCTTGTTGCTGTTTTGTCGCTTTTAACATCAACTCTTGGTGCTTCAATTCGACAAGATCATCTTTCCTCTTTTCATCAGCCATTAATGCCTGCATCTGTATTTGCATTGGATTAGGCTGTGACTCAGTTGCTTTTTTCCTTTTCTCGTTATGCTCTTCGACGAGCTGTAACAATCGTTGCCTTTCTTTGATGTCGAAGTTCTTAACAAGTATGTTTAACCCATCTCCATCTATTATCTGTTTTAGCGATTCTGAAACTCCCATGGCCTGTATGAGTGTCTGCAATGAATCACGTCTTTGAACATCAAAACTAGGGCCAGCTTCTACCTCAACACCAAGAGAGTTAACATTATAATCCATAATTGATTCTTTTTTAGATGGATCATTAATAGTTACATAACTCTTCGATCCATCAGGCTCAATAAATGGCATCGTTCGCATGGTTGTGTAATAGATTGGGATTAAGTCCAATATCACCAAAGCCACTTGCTTTAAAGAAGCCATATAGTTAATTATGAAAGGCATTGAAACATCGCTTGATTGTAGAGCGCCTTCAGTGATTGCTTTTCCAGAAAGTTGATTTCTTTGAAGTCCTAGCTGTGCATCATAGGTTCCAAATTGTGATTGGATAGTTCTATCTGATATTTCAAATAGCTGTATAGTTTGTGTATTCAGTTGGCCTCTAGGTTGTACTTGAGGTGGTGGTAGTGGGGTGCCGTCTTTTTTAAACGCTTTATAAGTCAGCGCGCCTTTTGCCCTATCAACATCTTTATATGCATTAATTGCATCTTTTGACTCGGGCAGAGATTCTTCTGCTATAAAAATATCACTTTTACGTAAAGTCATCATCTCATATATAGAATTAGATAAACATCTGTTTTTAATTCTTTGAGAATCTTTCACATTATAAAAATAAGATCTTGTGTATTGTTGGTTATCTAAATTTACCGAATTTCCATCGACAAATATTAATCTGTTGTGCTTACCGTCAATTTTTTCTGGCTCTTCAAGAAGCTGATTTCCAACAATTTTATATCTCACAATAGAAGTAATCATCTTCTTTTTTTTATTAAGTATTTCTGGGTTCAATGGATCATCAGGGTTTGGGTATAAATTATCGTATTCTTTTTTAGAAATTGCCTTTGTTACCCTGGGATTTTCAGGATCAGATATTTGATAATACAATCTCTTTTTGTATTTTTTTTCGTAATAATCTGCAATGTAATAAATGTCTCTGTTGTTAACTTTTCGTTTCCAGTTAAACGATCCGCCAGCGTTCATATTTAGAGGAATGTTATTTATTTGACCAAAGTCTATATTTGGGTACTCTTCCTTTAACTCATCTTTTGTTTTAGGGTGTAACTTGTAATAATATCTCGCGTCTTCCTTTGAGACACCTGTAGCCATTGGATCAAAACCACACATTAAAGGATCAACATATTTAAGCGATATTACCTTATCAAAACTAGACTCGTCCTTGTAATCAACATCCACTTCCCAGACGCTAAATCCACATAACTGATCTTTAACAACTTGTGGTGCAATATGCTTATAGTTACTGCCGTAAAATATTGCTCGTGTTATACCCTCAATAAGATCTATCTGATCTGGATTAACATTGAGATCTTCTGATCTTACTTCTATCTCAGGTGATTGTTTATAGAAATTTCCACAATATCTAGATAAGTACGGCTCAATAACATTGATATCCAAAACAGGGTATTTAGACATGTTTAACGAGTTTCTATCTTCTGTTGTTACTGTAGTTTTAAAAGCGAAACTTTTGTCTTCAGAAAATCTTTTTTTATTATTTGAAAAATAATCCTCAGCATCTTCAACATTCTTACGAATACTGCCGACACGATCAAGGTCTGTCTTTGAAAAATCAGCCATCACGTAAACCCATTTATAGAAATGTAAAAATACTACACTATATTGCTATAAATGTCCAATAAAACCATTTAAGAGCGTATCGCTACCAAACTGACGTATTAACCATTGATGAGATACTTGGAACTTCTTTTTCTTTGTTTACAATATAATTTTGGATAATTTCTTGATCAAAGCATTTTTCCGTAGCCATTTGTATTGTATCAGCTATGTCGTCATGAGAGTGTGATTCATTTGGTGTTATTTTACACATATGTTCTATTACTGATCTGTTGTGAAGCGATCCATGTTGGAACGTAATTTTCCCTGATTTCACATATGGCTGCATGTCAATAAAACGCTGCACTTTGGACTTTTTTGAGCCTGATCTTTGTATGTCTAATACTGTTATTCCAGGCTTCCTCCTTAGGTTACCTGATATGCTATATGCAACTCCTGCGAGCTCTATCACTATTATTTTTGGTTTAACGTGAAAATTAAGGCATGAACCTAAAAATGAATCCAATTCATGCTCTATGCTTTCAGGTTCAACCCGTTTCTGTTGAACATTTAAACAATGTATTGCCCAATCGTCAGTAACGTAATTATCAATCTTTTGCTTATAAACGCCAAAGAAACTAAATACCGTGTAATCATTCCACTCGTTAGCCTGGCATGCAGTGTCAACCGTAATAAATGTTATTTCAATATCAGGCATTTTATCAAGAATCGGAAAGTCTTCTATCTTGAACAAAGCGTTAGCATCATCTGTTGGGTTTTGTTGATATTGTGATGCCCACACGTACGGCATAGACTTTGCTTTCATTTCGCAAGCTTTTCTATCATGTAGGTC